GAGTAGAAACATTTAATGGTTGCTCATTATAAGATGGAATAGAAGGTGATGTAACTAATATATCATCATCCTTCTTATAAACATTCTGTACATCAGTTGAATTATATTCAATATTACTAAAAGTATTTGATTTTCCCTTGTTTAAAAGACGCTGAATGGTATAAGATTGAGCAGTAGTAATATTTCCTTGCCCTTTAATAATAAATTTATTTGCTGCATTTAAAGAAGTGATAGTAGTTTCTCTATCAATTCCATCATGTCCTTTAAGAATAGCAGTATCTCCAATCTTAAAGATAGTATCATTCTCAGTTGTTACTTCATATGTTAAATCAATACTATCAAGCAATTCTATCTTAGTAGTATTATAAATGGGAGATATATTATAAAACCAATTCTTACCTTTAAAGGTATTTTCATTTGTACCTAATGTTTTAATCTTTGCAACATTACCATCAGAGTAACCCTCAGTCTTATTAGGATATATGAGATTCCTTAAAACCTTATTAACTCTAACTTTAACAGTTTGGGTAGGATCATTAACTGATGTTCCATATGCATAAGTATTAATTCCAATATTTTCAGCATCTTTAATAATTCCAATAATATTACTACAACCAAAGAATTGAGTTGTTGATTTTGAGGTATAAGATACAATTCCTGAAGTTGCATCATTATAAACTACAGATAATTCTCCAGAAGGTGCAAAATCTACAGTTGAATCAACATCTAGAATTGTAGTACCTGCACTTACCTGTCCAATTACTCTAGTTTTAGGATGAACAGAAAATGCACCATACATTGCACCTTCTACTCTAACATCTCTATTATATCCACCATCAACACTTAATTTATATGCAGTAGTAGCAGTTCCAGTAAAAACTTTCTCTACACTAGTAATTGGAGCATATGCTTTTCCAATATCACTACCATATTGATCCTGGAATAATGTTGCCAACTCTAAATCTACAGGATCACCTTCAATTGCTTCAACAACTAGATCATTAGTTACCTGATAATTTGCATTAGATGGTGTAAAGAGAAATTCCTTTGGTCTGATGATTTTTACATCTTCATTATATAATGCTTTAAATAAAATTTCAAAAGATTGATCTGTACCTTTACTTAAGTAAAAATCTTTTGCTTGCTTAATAAAAATATTCTGATTTAGTTCAGAATGTAAAGATCTATCTTCAAGTCCAGGTAATAACTGATATTTGGTTTTTAAAAGGAATTGCTTGAGGAATAGAGTACTTAAATTCGTTATCTCAGACCCCTTTGTATGCGTCTCAGAGGTAGTTGAATTGAATACTAGTACATCTGGATTAGTCTCTGCTTTATATGACGATATTCCACAAAAACCCCTTACACAACCAGTAAAAGAAGTATCTGTTTTTCCAGTATAAGTTATAATCTCATTATCAATTTTTAAGAGTCCATAAGAATCTGGGAAACCCTCAGTTCCTTGTGGGTAAGATGTCATATCGACATTTATAGTTTCATCGATTTCAGTGATGTCTGAATTCAAGGAAACCTTATCAACTACATTAGTAAGTTCATCTATTTTAGAATATTGATCAATATTTTGAATTAAATCAGAAGGAGCACCCTGATATTCATTTGCTTGATAATATGTCTTTAAAAATTCAGAAACCAGCGGAAATTCATCCCTGACATATTCAGGAAGCTGATTTTGAACTATATTATTAAACTGAACTCTTTTTACTGCCATTTTATGATCTTACTAGTGTTCCGTTTTGATAACTGGAGGTTACGGTATAATTTGATGCTGCGGGATCTAATCCTGAAGAGATTTGATCAACAACTGTTTCAAAATTACTGTTACTAATATCTAGTTGCAAATATAAGTCCTGTAATCCGATAACATCATTGGATTTAGGACAAGCAGAGATCTCTATAGTAGGTTGACCGTCTTTCATCTTACCAGATAGTATATTAACTGGATTAATAGTTATAATTCCCTTTTTATAATTAACATTTCCAACATTTCGTTTAATAATTGTTGGAGATGTTGAATTTGGAGAAGGAAGAGTAAAGAAAAAGAGAGAACCTGTTTCTTTATTAGTATTAGGTACATCAGACAAATAAACATCGTTTGCAAATCCACTTACCTTAAAGGCAGTAGATTTAATATTGTACCCATCCATACTCTTAATATGGAATTCATTTCCAAACCCAATTTGGTACTCAACAAAGGAATTAATTACAACTCTCAAATCCCTACGCATCTGAAGGGTAGTAATATTGGAAGTAATAGCATCTGTGCTATCATCAATTACCTTAAGGAATTTACTATACTTAAATCGTGCTCCATATCTATTTAATTCAGTTGATTCTCCGTACTTTGTGCAATTTTGTATTGCTAAAGTCGAAACAGCAGCAGAATTTGGTGCTAAATTGGTGTTATAATAGATTTTAGAGTCAATTTCAAGATAAAGATATTTCAAATCAAGAATTTCAGGTACAATTCCTGCAACTGCATACTTTTTAAGCTTGGTTTTAATATTTTCTTTGATTAAATTAGGTAAAAAGTCACCTGTTCGTGGTTTTATGCTAATAAAGACCTTTCCGTACTGAGGAGGAACTAATTCTTCACCTCCAAAAACAGAAATTGACTCAGTTTCGGGATAAATTCGTGATGGAATGAGTGTTTCATAGTCACTTGCGGTTAAAGCACGATTTTGAGAGGCATAAATGCGTGGTGCAAACTTTTTAACCGACTCAACACTCTCAATATTCTCTCCACCGCTTGAAGAAAGACCTGTTGTAACTAAAGAAATGCCACTTGTAACAGAATAATCCAAACCGTTGCGATTATAACTTAATTTTCCAGAAAATGCGAACCCACTAATGCCATTTGCACTATCTCCGTTAGAAACAATGTAATCTACAGTAATAAAATTACCTCCTGTTAGAGATTTTCCAAAAATTCCATCTCCAAAGAAGATTTCATACCTTTCATCACTAATTTCTTGTAAAAAATAGACATTTGAGTCTTTAGTAAGGTTAAAAAGACTATCTTGGTATGCGTATTTCGTTCCAGTTGTAGAATTTTGATTATTTTTAACTGTTACACTAATTAAATTGGTATCAATGCCTGAATTTGGTAAATTAAACTTTTGATTTGGGTCAGAATAACTAAAAGTAAAGTCTTTTGATAATAATGTACCCTCATAAATGCTAATATTGTTAAAAGATGCTGTTCCATTATAAACTGGGACGGTAATATCTTCTAAAATTGAAAAAATAAAGGAAGAATTGCCAAAAGATGATGTTGTTGATGCTACTGGACCTTTTTTAAGAGTTAAAGATGAAGGTACAGGTGTAACACTTGTCAAATCTACCGTAAAACTTATAGTTGCTCTTGCAGAAGTCCTTGAACGAGGGGTATAACCTATATTTCTTGCTAACGAAACAACATTTTCTCTTAAAGTTGCACTATCAATGAATACTTCATTCGTTACCATGTTGGCATTGTATGAAGTAATGTAGGTATTATATGCTAAAACATCCAAAATGGTGGAAAGATTAGACCCTTCAAAGTCATAATCCGTAAAATTAGCATTTGTTTGTAAATACTCCTTAAGAGTAGTTTTAACCTGATCAAAATCAAGGTTAGAAAAGTTAACTAATGGCATTTTACCTTGTTGCTTCTAAAGCGAATTGTAATTCTTGCGATGGTATATCAGCACCGATAATATTATAGACAATTGCGACATCATAAGAATTACCTTCAAAGTCAGGATTTACTTCTACTGATAGTAATTCTACTCTCGGTTCATAATTGTCAATAGAAGTTCTTATTTCATCTACAATGAGACCCGAAGTAATCTCATCCATGTTCTCAAATAAGAGTGAAGATACACGAGATCCGAAATCTGGAGCAAAAGGTTTCTCTCCTGGAAGAGTCATTACGATATTTCTTACGGATCTTGCTATTGCATTCTCATTTTTTAACGCAATAAGGTCATCTGTCAGTGGGTTTGACCCAAATGACATGCTAATATCTTTAAAACTTTGACTTACCCTTTGTAGAGGCACTATATTACACCGATTATCTTTTATTTATAGGGGTTTCTTACTAAAATTCCTGAAGGTTAGCAGAATTGGCACCATTATGCATTAAATCTACCTCATAATCGAGTCCATCAGGCTCATATAAGTCATTTTCTACCTTCAAATCTCTTTTTTTAGGAGTTTGATCGTCATTTGCTATCTCTCGTAGCATTTTTTGATGTTGATGGTTACCCAGATTGTCCAAGAAATCTTTCATTTTACTATTGCAATAAAAAAAGGACTCTTTCGAGTCCCTTGTATTTATCTACCTTGTCCACGGTAGCGTTTTTTTGCTTTATTTCGAGAGGTCGCCCCATAGGTGGTATGCTTTCCTCTTCCCTGACGAG